TGGTTTGTAGCGGACCTATCGTAACAGTTGTATTGTTTGTTACTGTATATGTGAATGGTCCAGTACCACCCAATACGGTAAATTGAATTTGTCCATCACTAGCACCATTTATACTTGTATTTGTTACTGTGCTACTAATGATAAAATCATCAGGATTTATTTTTTCACAAGGAGTAAAATATTTTGAATTGAGTTTGCTTATTGCTGTGCCATTGGGTATTATACCGAAATAAAAATAATAAGAATTATTTAAAGCTTGAAATCCAATATCTGGTCCATTGATTGGTTGATAGTTATTTCTAAACGCAAGATATGTTGAACCGCAGACATGGTCTTCCTGTGTGCCTGAACCTCCAATTGCAAAAGATGTTCCTTGTGAAGCATTGTCTAAGTATCCTTGTGCGGTATAACCTACTGGTGGATAAGCTGATATTCCAGAGCCATTGATATTTAAAAGTGTAAAGCTATCTCTAACATATTTGTTAAGATTTGTTGCAATTTCGTTTGCCAACCCAATACCGCTATAGTTTCCAATGTCATATATTTCTTCAGCACTAATGCTTGTTGTTTTTTGGCCAGGCAAGTGACTTTCTGGTATATCAACTTCTAGTTCGCATTGTCTACGCATATTTGTTGCTCTGTTGGAATCAAATTTCAAACCAAGGCAATTTATCTTAAAAAATAAACCAGCCCATTTACCACCGCATTCTATTTGTCCAGTTACATATGTGTTAGACGCTTCGTCAAATTCTTCAACTAGTGGTGGAGCCTTGTAAGAGGTGTCTGATAAGTATGTTATAATCTTTGGAAATCCTTGCCAATCGCAATCCATTATTGCACCTAGATTTACAACACCCGTTGCATATAGTTTCATAGGACTTGAGCCTTGGCCGTCCCAAACTATAGGTGGGTAGTATAACATGTCTTCAAATCTTGTTAACACGCCATTTCTGAAACCAATTTTTCTTATATCGTTGGTGTCGAAGTATGTAGAATCGCACATATCCATAAGTCTACAACTGTTGTCACCAGCACCACCAAAATCATCGCATTGGTACTCGCAAAATTTCTTTCTTTTGCCTCTTCTTTTAGTTTTAATTTTAACAAGCGGATAGTATAATGACCCATTTACCCAATCATTGTAAAAATGCATTTCAAACATATCAAAACTTATTGCCAACCCAATAGACACACAATCGGTATACGATTCTACGCTATCGCCGCAGCCTGGGTTAAAATAATACTCATTGTCGTCAACAACGCACTTCATTGATATTGGATTTATACCTCTGAATGGGTGCCATGAAAGAACCCATGTACTAAACCCGAGATTTCTTAACCAACAAAGAAAAGCATTTATTACGCTAACAATACCAGCAATAAGTGTTACGATGAAACATATGATGGTAAATAGCACGCTATTTTTTGTATATGTTCTGTTGTATGGAAACGCATTTTTGTCGCCAACGCAAGCATCAACATGTTTGATGCCACTAAAGTTATTGTTTGTTTTTTGTGTTCTAGGAATAAAGTTTTTTATCGTATATATTTTATTCCAATACAAATCAACAAAATTTTGGTCGCTTGTTCTTTTGTCAAAAGTATAATCAGAGCTAGCTGAGTTTGCTGGATTGTGTGGTACCAAGTATTTGCCTCTTGTTCTAAATCTACCCGAACCACCATCATCCATACCGATTCTGAATCTAACTCTAGTTCTTGTTGGGATACCCTTTGTTTCGTCTTCTGATGGCACTAGGGTGCCAAACTCATTGGTTATAACATAATCTAAGTTACAAGGAATTTGATAAGCCCATGCGCCATTAGAATCAATCAAACGACCACCTTCTATATCAAATCTTTCGATTTGGTCATCTTTATCCTTTCTTATCATTTCAATCGTACCTTCTTTGGTAATCTGTTCACATATTTGACCCATTTTTTTTCTAGGTCTACATGTTTTGTTGTAGCTATTCTTTTCAGTATCACCAAATATACTACCCATAAAAATAGCGGCAGGTCTAATACTAAAATTTAAATCTATATCAGCTCTGTTGATACCTATTTGGCAATTGTCTGTATCACCCCAAAATGGTTGTACGTTTACACCCATGTTTGAGGTTTTTATTTGAATAAGGGTATTGAGATTTTTACTATCCTTGAATTTTGTTGGACTATAAAACATTTTTGATGGTGTTCCTTGGTCAATCAAATCATAGGGCTTTTGTGATGCAATACCAATATTGGATATGTCTGCATCGACATGTATTGTATGCGCACCTAACGGAACACCAAATATCATAAAGTCACCAGCGTAGTTTGTTACAGCGTTAAACTTATAATACTTACAATAAACATATAGCATTTCATCGTTATCTAATACTTCTCGTTTTGCTGGAAATGTACCAACAACGGTATAACAATCATCTTGACTGTCCGATTCTTTAGGTAAAAGATTGTATCTTATACCATCACTATTTTTATCGGTTACTGTTTCATATGGATATAATCCACTAATTTGTGGGTCTTGTTTATCAACATCATCTATGGGTATAAAAACGCTAACTTTGGCATTTGGAATACCAAACCCATTGTTTATAGATACACGCCCAACAATAACACCGTAATCAGCGCAAAAATTCTGATATACTTTATCTTGGCTTATCTTTAAAGATAAGATTTCAATAAAATCAAAATCTTGCTCTAATTTTACACTTAGATATTTATCTGTACCGTTGGGTGTTGTCCTTATTCTTATACTTTCGCTCATTAAAACTTATTTTATTTCAATAATATCATGTGGGTTCTCTAATTCATATTCATCTGGACCCAATTCTTCATCTTCTTCATCATCATATTCTTCTTCTTCTTCAAATACTCTTTTGAACATTTTTTGTGTTAAAAATTTAAGCAATGGCATTAAATCTACGGATTTTGACATAACTACTGTATTGTACAATAAAACAGCAAGTATAGGTATTATAAATGGAACCAATGCAACAAATAGTATCAAGAATAAAAAAAACTTTACAATATATTCAAATACTCTTGTTACTATTGTCTTTTTATCGTTGTTTGTTTCTGGTAACAGGTCTTTTGCTGTTACACCGTTGTTTTTTTCTTTACATGATTTACACGCCATAATTTTTTATAAAATATAGTATTTTTTTTAGAAAAGGAAACGTTATTTAGCTCTTACAACGATATCTGTTGTTGGGTATTTTACCTCAAACATTGTTGTTGGTTCACCAAAAAGAGCATATTCTTGTGATATATTTATTTGTCTAGTTGCGTTGTCAGAGTATGGTTGTGCTATTTCGTTAACCGAATATTTTCCACCAACTTTATTGTATACCCTAAGGTCAATTACATTTAAAACACCACCAACATTGTTTATGGCTTCTAATAAATTAGATAGATATATGTTTTCACCCATTTCAAATTTATTTATATCCATATACTTGCTTATTGTGCTAATAACTTGAGACATAATCTGTGTTTGTGGATATTTTTTATCGATAAACAAGTCGACTTGAAATGATATATTTACAATTTTAGCATTGGTTATTTCAACGTAATCGTTTAGCATTCTGTAGTCGGCCAAATAAGTTGCAATATTTTCTTTCATTGTTGTTGTTGATGAATTGTTTAATTTTCCATCAGAATCCAACCCCATGATATAAACCTTGATTTTGTTTTGCTCTTCAAATACACCAGTTCTAAATGGAACACCATACCTACCAGGCATCAACGCTATTCTTGATTGATAATCCTTTATTGTAACCGCTCTGTTTTGTGCTGAAAAATTATATCTAACAAGATTTCTGATTTCTTCAACAGAAGGTTCTGATTTACCACCTATTGCTGGTAATGGATTGTTTACTGTCAAAGAATTTTTAACAGCATTGTTTTTTGTTGCGTCTGAACCATTTACGGTCATTGTAATAAGTCCTTTGGAGGTTATTACGCCTTGACCTAAGTTTGTGTCTGAACCACCACCCACTCTGTATTTGATAAATAAGGTTGTGTTTGGACTTAATGTGCTACCTAATGATAGGTTATTGATAAAATCACCAATTTGATTAACTAGTTGTGGACTTGTGTCAAAATCACACAAAGAACTAATGTCTTGTGTTCCACCACCAAATGTAATCTTTGTAAAACCCAAATCGGTATATTCTCTAATAAATCTTTGATTTACTTTGATATATTTTCCTGGTCTTATGGATGAATTATCAGATATTTTATTAAAATCTTCAATAAAAACTTTATCTTCAGCCAAAGCATCAACTTCAAACCACCTATTTGCGGTGTTTAAATATTGTGACGCTGTTGGTTCAGATGTAATGTTCGTACCAGGCAATGTAATTATAGAATCTATCGATAATACGTTATCGTCTGGTAATACAACTTCTAAAAATGGTCTAACATCATTGGCTGTAATAACTTGCTTGTATGTTTTGGTAAATCCATTGATAACCATTTCTCTTTTTGTGAGTGTATATGTGACTAGAGTTCCATTTCCATTAAAATTAGGTGTAATAAGTCTGTTTGGAATACCACCAACACTAAACGGCGATGAAAAATCAATATCATATATTGTTTCAAATACTTTTCCTGCACCTATTGCTTGTGCACCAGCTTGAATAAACGGTGCATAAGTTACATCAAAAGAATCACCATTTACAGGTACATTGACAGAAAAATCTACGATGGTTACCGAAGGTCTTTTTCCAGGAACTTTTAACCCGAATGTTCTAGCCATTGAAAGAATAGAACTTCTTTCTTGTGCGTAATCTATTTGTGTT